GATACCAATATCAGTTGCGATGGCTCGCGTTGGACGACCTTCGGTAATATCACGACCAGCCACTTAGACTCCTTAGGGTTTATCTTGCTCTATTTGCTTCTTTAATGTTTGCCAACTCCAGTAGAGGCTATAGTAATCAGCATCTAATGAGAATCGTTTCATATGTCGTACTAACGCACCTGTGTGTGCGTATAAAGGAATGCCTGCTTCTTTAAGTTTGCGGAAGAAAACAATGTCTTCTCCTACAAACTTATCGCCAATACCTTCTTGCTCTGCGAACAATGACTGGTCTGGGAACTTCTCGCGCAGTGCGGGAATTACAGACTTGTGCATCAATGTAAAGCCAAGTCCTGCTGAGTCAACTGGTATTACTTGATTCTCAGGCAGTGGGTGTACGTGGCGTAGGGTGTGCTCATCTATATTGTGGAACAGTGCAGGAAACGGTTGGGCTAGTGTGCCTTCGTTCTGCTTAGAGATAAAGTAAGTACCAGTTACAACTGGCTTGCCAATCTTGTCTGCTGCATCCCATACTTTAGTTAGTACGTGGATATCCATTACAATGTCTGAGTCAACCCATAAGAGCCAGTCGGTTTTAATCTGGTCTGCCCAGTAATCAAAGAGTACTTGGCGCTGTCTTCCGATTTGGTTACCCTGCACTCGCATACTGTGTGTAATTTCAATACCATTAGCAGGAGCCTGGAGGGCAATGGAAACCATACCCTCTGTGAACTTGCCATCAGTGTTACCGTTGTCACACCAGCCTAATGCTACTGTTCCTTTATTTACTTTAGCCATTATAGTCCCCTTAAATGTTAGTGAGCAGTTTAAACCCAATGCTCAGGGGTATGATTAGTTGTTATTCAGCGACAGGTGCAGCAGGTAGTCCTGCTAGTTCTGTCTGATGAGTTGCAATAGCAGCCTCAAGGATAGTCAATGCCTTGTCAGCATTTGCTACACCTTCTTCATCATTGAGTGACTCACAAGTAGTCTTGTTCAATGAGTGCTGGTATGCCTCAGCAGCAAACTGTGATACTCGCTGTGAGAGGATACTGCGCTTCTGCTCATCTGTAAGTAGTGATGCGTAGTCAATTGACATTAGTTATTTCCTTCTGTTAAGTCAGCCTCGTCAGGCTGGGTTGATTCCATTATAGCAGGTGGTGTCAAGTAATTGTCAGTAGGCACACTCGGTGTGGATTGTTCCGCTTCTGGATTTAACCAAGCCTGATAATCAGGATTATCCTCTGTGCAAGTAACACGACATAAGCCGTCATCATCAATACGGGCGTAGATTTTCACGCCTTCGTTAGTTGTTTTCAATAGTTCATATTTAATCATAGTTCAGCACTCCAAGCGAGATAGATATTTGCAGCCGATACAGTTGAAGTAGTTATATTGCCAGCAACCAAACCAGATGCGCGTGTCATAGAAGTAAAAGCAGACCAAGTGCTTGCATCATTAAAAGCAGGTATAGCATTGCAATTTGCACCTGAACCACTAGCATCTTGCAAAAGATAATTTGATGCCGTTCCAGTTTGCTCTAAAGCAGTTGGTGCGATTCTCATAGATACTGGAAATACTGTTTGAATAATTGCTTCGGTCGTGCTTCTGCATTGACCTAAACCTAAACGCGCTGATGCAGCGGCTGAGTTTTGGCGATAGTAGTACCTCTGGCAAGCAGCAAGTTCAGCCTGGTAAGTAGGTTGGTTTGGACGGTACGGTGTTGCTACAGAACCAAGTTCAAGTTGAACGCCAGTTACTTCAAAGTAATCATTTGCACCTGCAGTACCCGTAGGATACCACTCAAACCCCAAAGCAATTTCATTTGCTGCTGAAGAAATTGTGGCAGTTGCTGTAAAGCGCTGCCAAGTTGTTGTTAAAGTTTTTGTTGAATCTATAACATTAGTAATTCCTGTGTAACTAAATACTGATTGGTCTGTGCCTGTTCCTCTATAAAGATTAATAGCAAGTGCATTAGATGTTGCTGAATAGTTAGCACCTGCTCTAGCATAAAAAGAAACTGTTACTGTTTTTCCAGCAAAAGGTATTGAATCAACTGTTTCAAAACTTTGATAGAAGCCCATCTCTGATGTTCCTGTTTGCCCTGAGTTTCTTTGAAAACGCAAGCAATACTGAATGTTAGGCAAGTTTGTTGTATCACCAGTTACTTGTCTTGAAATAGTTGATGCTTGATTACTGCTAGTTGCAGTCTGCCAGCGGTCAGCCAAGAATCCATTTGCAAAACCTGTGGACGCACCAATTGAAATTGTGGTTCCACGTTGCCACACATTAAAAGATGAGTTTAGAACGGCGTTGACGCTGGAAAGGTTATCGCTATTAACTGAGCCATTGACATCTAACTTTGCAGCAGGTGTGCTGGTGCCGATGCCAACATTGCCATTGGCATCAACAAATAAACGAGATACGCCAGAAGTCCATAAAGCAACATCAGTAATTCCAGTAGAACCGTTAGCCTTTGATTCTAAAAATTTAAACGCAGCAGTTTTACTAGAAGAACCAGCACCTGAGAAGAATGATGCCGTTCCACCGCCGCCATCGGCAGGTCCGCTATTAGCAGCAAAACTAATTGCGCCATAGTCGTGTGTTCCAATAGTTCCATTTCCAGCAAGGGCAGCAATCATAACACCACTGGTATCCCCTGTTGTATATGACCTATTGTTAAGCATAGAAATCATTCTAGGAGTGCCTGGACCTGCTGCTGTGGCAATGGCTAACAAGCCATAAGTTGCTGGTGTTGTTGTACCAATACCGACATTGCCAGCACTGTCTACTTCAACTAGTGAAGTTCCAGCACTATTCTGAACCTGTAACAAGTCACCACTCTGTGATGCTGCACCCTTAACAATGAAGCCAACATCAGCAGCGGTTGTATTGACAACCTGTGCCATAGCACCGCTAGTTAGAGTTGCACCGATACCTGTGCGACCTGCAAAGTAGTTAGGTGCTGTACCAAGAGCATAGAAGTTATAGTTAGCAGAGCCTGAAGCAGCAATAGTAGATTGAAAACCATAGTTAGCAGTTGCTCCAGTCATATTTGATTCAACATAGTAACCAACTTGACTTGATACCGTTGAACCTGCACCAACTGTTACTCCATTTGCAAAGAAGTGACGAAGAATACCTAAAGTAAATGCTGTTGCTACAGTAGCAGGAACGCTCATAAAACCACGATACTGACTTGTTGTATCTGCTGTTATACCAGTATTAACGTAAACTCCATTATAAGAAGATTGACCAGTTGAACTGGTTGAAATTATAAGACTTATTCCAGAGTTTGTAGTACCGCTACCTATTGATATTTTTCCAGAAGCATCAATTGCCATACGGGTTGTGTTGGTAGTTGAAAATTGTAACGCACCAGCATCTTGTGCGATAATTGAAAAGTTACCAGTACCACGAGTTGTTAGTGACGTGCTTCCGTTTGCACCTGAAGAACGAAGAATTCTTAATCCGTAATCGGTATAAGTCGTGTCACCGATTAAATCAATGTAAGTGATTCCGTCTACAGTACGCCCTGCGCCTAATTCAATACCGACTGTGCCTGTTGTAGCATTTCCAAGATTGTATGTGCCAAATGTCGCTGTTAAAACTGTTTGACCTAAAGTCAATCTGTTTGTGCTTGCTGTTGCAAATCCGATAGTGTTTGCAGCCGATAAATACATACCGTTTGTTGGCACTGTTGCAGATGTTGGAACAAATGATGTTGCGCTGTTTTCCCAGGATACTGCAGAACCATCAGTTGCTAGGAACTTACCAGCATTGCCAGTCTGAGATGGGACTACATATCCTGCAGCAGCAGTTGCTGAGGCAGCAGCCGAAGTTGCAGAAGTTGCAGCAGCGGTAGCAGATGCTGCAGCGCTTGTAGCAGAAGTTGCTGCAGCCGTTGCACTGGCTGCTGCAGATGTAGCACTTGTTGCTGCAGCGGTCTGACTAGTTAAAGCAGATGAGGCTGATGTGGCTGCAGCACTTGCAGATGATGCAGATGCTGTAGCAGAAGTAGCAGATGCTGTTGCAGATGAGGCTGATGCAGTAGCGCTATTGGCAGAAGCAGTAGCACTTGCTCCAGCAGATGTGGCTGACGTAGCCGCTGCTGTGGCAGATGCCGCTGCACTTGTTGCCGAAGTTGCCGCTGCAGTTGCGCTAGCGGCTGCACTTGTTGCACTTGTAGCAGCAGCAGTTGCACTGCTTGCTGCAGCAGTTGCAGAAGATTGAGCAGCGGTAACACTTGCTGCCATAGTAGAAGCAGAAGTTGCTGCACTAGCAGCAGAAGTTGCTGCTGCAGTCTGAGAAGCACTTGCTGAGTTAGCAGAGGTCAATGCAGAAGATGCTGATGTTGCAGCCGATGCAGCAGATGTGGCAGCACTTGCTGCGCTTGTCGCTGCTGCTGCTACTTGAGCATCTGCAAAGTCTTTACGTACCGCGTCACTTGCTAGTGTTGGTGTAGCAAGGTTTGTAATCTTGAACCCACCAGCATTAAGGGCATCGCCCATAGTCTTGTTAGTAAGAGTCTGTACTGCGTTAGCAATTACTACTGTACCAGTTGTATTAGGTAGGGTAATTGTATTGTCCTGAGTTGGGTCTACTACTGTAAGAGTAGTCTCAAAGGCATCAGGCGTTGCACCCTCAAAGACAATGCTTGCATCTACGTTAGTACCTGAGATAATAGGATTAGTGATTGTAGGTGCTGTAAGGGTCTTATTAGTAAGCGTCTGAGTCTTAAGTGTACCTACAACGTCGCCTTCGCCTGCAGCGATACCGTGCATTGTGTGAGCACCAGTACCATCGTTGTATCCACCAGTTGCTTCAATGTGAAGGTTGGCTTCGCGGAAGTCACGACCGATTGCCATATGGCGAACAGCAGCACCAGGAGAGTGAGCCTGTCCAGTACCATTGTTTTCAACGCCACGTGTAATTGTCAGTACGTTAGTACTAACAACCGTGACATCTACAATTTCTTCGAGCGCTGTATCTGGGTCAATGACAACAGTAAATGTTGTACCAGCAGGGACGGTTGCTCCACCAAGTAGCGCTGAGCCAGATACTACTGTACAACTTGTTGCTGTATCTGTAATGCCTGATGCTAGCGTGGTTTGCTGGGAGCGAGAGGAGTATTTTCTTGTTGTCATTTAGTTACCTATCGGCTGTAGTGGACGCGAATTGGATATTGGGCTTGTTGTCTATCTGTCTCTTCCTTAAGACGCTGTTGGTACAATGCGTACAACTGCTTAGTAGCAGTACCGCTAGCACCGAACGGACGCTTGCTGTCTGTCTCGTCAGCCTGTGGGCTAACTTGAGCAGCACGTGCAGGGTCAAGATATGTAAGAAGACGGTATGATGCACCAAGAACTGCTACGTCCCGTGTAGAGTTTGGCAGACCAGTTTGTGTTGAGTAGTCTTGTGTGTTCGTTGTAAATGGTTCAGGGTCTGTTGCGTAGACAACCTTGATTGTACGACCAGGCTGTACCCAGTCACCAATTGTTACTGTCTGTGCTCCAGAACCAAATGCTGTTGTAGATGCTAGTGAATCCCATGACCAGTGACGGATAGGAATCCATTCTTGAGAAGGTCCAATGTCTTGCCACATCATTGACATGACATTGTGAATGTTTAAGTCGTTAAATGCATACGTTGTCTGTGCTGCATTAAAAGTAAATGTTGTTGTCTTGACTGCAAAGATGATAGCGCCAAAGGCTGCAATAGTATCATTGATTGCCTTCTTGATAACATAACGTGGGAAGGTTGGTGTGATTGTAACCTTGTCACCAGCAGTATGTGCTTCTCTGTCTGTACCTAGGTAGCCACGGCCCCAAGGCGGAACTGTTGCTGTATTAGATACACGGTCAAATGAATCTAGCCAGATTAACTCTTCACCAATTTCAATTGTACCTTTACCGATATTATCAGTAGAAGCCAACTGTAAAATTATTGGGCTAGCAATAGTAGATGCACTATCACTTACGTTTTCAGTGATGTAAGTTGCTCTGTCCTGCTGGTATGTGTAACCTGCAAGATTGATAAGCACTTCATCAATCATACTATTCAGATTAGGCATTAATAGTCCTTAACGCTGCAAGAGCAGATAGTCCAGTAGTAGATGCTAACTCATTACAGATAGCATTAAGATTCTTAAAGTTGTTAGGTTGACGATTTGCATCAGCCTTGTAGTTAAGAGCGCCAATTAGCCCCTTACCTGATGTTCCAGCCCAGGCATTGGCAGCACCCTGCGATTCTTTAAATGCAGTCATTAGTGGATAATCTCCACCATTTGCTAAACGATTAAGTTCAGCAGTCATTGATAAACCAGGAATGCTTGCCATGCTTGGACCTCTTTCTTAAATTACTTACTCTTTTTGTTTGCGAATTTTCTTGTGCCAGAACTTGCTCCACCTGCTATTGCAGTTGTCTTAGCAACACTTTTACTAATCTCACCAAAAGTCTTTGTTGACTTACCACTTTTGATTGTTTTTGGATAAGATACTTGTGCGCGTGCCATGTCTGGAGACTTTGCTCGCACTGATGCACGTGCTCCTGCTTGACCAGCCTTTGAAGCGTACTCTGATGGAGTACCCTTACCTGACTTAGCCTGCTGCATTGTGGTCTTACCGAATGAACCCTTAGGTCCAACTGTAACCTTCGCTGCTGCAGCCTTTGGTCCTTGTGAAGCCTTGAACTTTGCAAGCATCGCTGGTGACATCTTTGGAGTTGTACCGAAGATTGCCTTACCAACACCAGAACTTGCAGCCTTGCCAACTGCTGGTGATAACTTAGCCGCAACTGATGCGCCCTTACCCTTTGATGCTGCTAGCACACCAAGTGCTGCTGCTGCTCCAAGAGTTCCCTTAATTACATTTGACTTAGTGTTACTCTTTGCTGCTGGCTTAGGTGCTGGCTTGTTAGCACCCATTGCCTTTGAACGAGCAGCATCAGCAGATGCTGACTTTACTGGAGCATACTTTGTCTTTGCTGCTTCTAAACGCTTTGCGCCGTACATACGACGTACACCTTCTTGGAACTCACGTGCCATTCCGCCAGATGTCTTGTTATTCTTACCAGCAAGTTTTAGGGCTTCTGTCATGCCCATCTTCTTAATGCTATCAATAGTTGCCTGTGATACTTTGCCAACTAGAGCATCTCCTGATAAACCTTTTCCTCCGCCTTTGCGAAGTTTTCCTGTTACGGGTTTCATTGCCATTTTACCATTTCACCTTGTCTGCCCAATATGCGGCACTCATTTTTCCTTTGGATATATTGCTTGCGTGTCTTGCTTTGAAAGACTTTCTTCGTGCTGCATTGGCAGCAGTTTCTCCTGCTTTTTTAGGTGAGCCAGAAACGCCTTGTTGTCCAAAACGTATGGTCTTAATCTGGCTACCTACCTTAGCCACAACAACGTGTGACTTAGTAGGGTGGCTTGGTGTACGCTTAGGTTGATTAAAACCTGCGACACCAGCCCGAGTCAATCTTGAGTCTTTCATTATCGATACCTTGCTGTCTTTTTTGCTATCTTTTTAGGTTGCCTTACGAACTGCTTGCCTTGACTTGTTCCTTCACGCTTTGCTCTAGACGTAGCAGCATATTCTTTTGCAGTTAGAGACTCGCGTGCTTTCTTGGGTAGGTATCTTTCTCCAGTAGCCTTGGCACCTTGCGTGCTAGGTCTGCCAGATTTAGTTCCCCATTTTTCTTTAGTCCACTTGGACAAAGACTTTTGTTTAGTTGTCTTGGCGCCAGAGTAACCACCGCCAGCCTTCTTGTAAGCCTGTGCCAACAACTGCGCTTTACGGGCAGACCATTGACCAGGGTTACCACCTTTAGAACCAGACATAATTCGATTCTTGATGCTTTCCCGTAACTCTGGTTTAGTGTATGCCATTACTTCTTCTTTGCCTTCTTAGCCACACCTGAAATCTTCTTTAGGCGAGGGTTCTTCTTAAGTGCTGCAGGCGAAGCCTTGCGAGCACCTGCTGCTAGGATTGCTCCTGCGCGTTCCATAGGAATGCCTTGCTTTGCAGCAATCTCTTTCTGAACTGCTTTGAATCCGCGGTGTGCTTTCTTTTTCATTTACTTCTTCTTAATCTTCTTTGGTGGACTCTTTTTAGTTGGCTTCGTATATCCCATGCCAGGAATAATTACATCGTAATCTGGTGGAATAACGTTCTTCTTTGGTGGAGTCTTGACTGTTGTCTTCTTTACCATTGGCATAATTACATGCCCTTCTTACGTACCATTGATGACTTCTTTGCTACACGCTTTGCAGTCTTCTTGACAGCCTTCTTCATTGGCTTGCCTGACTTCTTAGCCTCAGCCTTAGCCATTGCCATACCTTTTGCTGTATAAGCGAATTCCTTGTTTCCTACCATTGGCATTATATTGCTCCCACTTCTTTCATTACTTCGACGGTTTGCTTTGTGATGTTTTTTGCAGTTGGCATAGTATTAGCATCGTAAGCCTTATTAAGTGTCTCACTTGCCTTGTATGCCTCTTGTATATGTTTATGCGTTGTTCCTGCTGGTTGAATGCCCTGTGCTCTCGCATTTTTATAGGCATTCAATTCTCCGACCCACTTCTTATCAGAAATGTTTCTTTTTGCATCTCCTGCATTAAGTTGTAGATTTTTAGCCTTACAGCCAAAACACTCAGGTCCACACTTGGTGTGGTCTACAAATACATCAGTAGTAACAAATGGCTCTTCTGATGTGGCATCACACTCAGTGCAACCATATAAAGCAGAATAGGGAATCATGTCCCCGTCTTCTAGCCTATAGCCCCACTTAAGAACTTTACTAATATGTTCGTGTTCCATCGTCCCTACACTTCTGTGAAGTTTGCTTCTGTAATATCAATATCTGCTGCGATTAAAGCAGCCTTAGTTGCATCGCTTACTTCATAGTTTCTTCCGCCACGATAGACTTCTTCGTATTTAGGAATATCAGAATCTAGTAAGTATCGTGCAAGATAATAGACACCTTCGTCTTTTACCACTGATACGCCAACATCCATCTTGTAAAAGTAAAATAGGCGTGCTCCGCCTATAGGACCTTCTTGTACTGTTGGTGTTTTGAATAGCCAAGTAGCCATTAGTCCTCCTTAGTGAACTTACTCCGTGACAGGGAATTGCTCCCCTGCCACAGCGTCAATTAACTACTATAGAGCAGCGATTGATGAGCCTGTTTCTAGGCGGTAAAGTGCTTCTTCACGGTAGCGTGCAAAGCCGAGTACGCCGTACCAACCCATTGGGCGGAAACGCATCAACTTGTCAACTACTGGTCCGATAACTGTGTGTGGCTCTTCTGCAACTGCCTGAGCAAGTGCTTGCTTTCCACATACGATTGTTGAGAATACGCGAGTTACTGGAGTTACAGTTACTGTTGCTCCAACTGTTACTGCTGCAGTGTTTGCTGTGTCAACTGTAATGGTTGTTGTTGAACCACTTGTTGAGATAGCAGTAATCTTTGCACCAGATGCAATACCTGTTGCAGCAATCTTGTCGCCAACTTCGGCGCGAGATGCAATAACAGATGATGAAGCAACACCAATAGTAAATCCTGCTGATGTTCCTGCAACTGTTGCTGTTGTTGTTGCCAATGCTGTCTGGTCTGCACCTGTCTTAGCATTGTACAAACGTGGTGACTCTACGAAGAACGCGCCTTCGTATTGTCCAATTTCTCCTGCCCAGATGTTATCTGGTGCTGAGTAATTGTGTGGGTCGCGCCATCCTGCTGCGCCTGTCTCTGCACGAAGGTCGTGTGAAACTTCTGGGTGGATACCTGTCCAGTATAGTGAACCCTTGCGGTATGCAGCCTTGTTTGAACGCAACTTAGCAACAGCACGACGAATGTCTGCTGAGTCTAGTGTTGCAGCAGCAGTGATTGTTGCTGTTGATGTAGCAGTTGAACCGCCGTAGATTACGTTGCTTCCACCGTTAAGTGTAGTCATTGCAACCTGGTCGATTGAGTCTGCAAGGTTGAACGCAATTACGTTAGCAATTGCTGGGTCAACATCTGCGAGTGAGAATAGTTCCAAAGCGCGTGTTACAAGAACAGAGTTACCGTACTCGTTAAGAGTAATTGTAACTGTGTTAGGTGTTGACAACGCGACTGAATCTGGGTCTACTGTCTCTGTTAGTGTATCTGTTACTGCGTTTAGGTCAACGTACTTCTGTAGAACTACTGTTGAACCTGGGATTGATTGCTGTGCTGGAGTCTTGTCTGCGACTGAACGAATTAGTGGTTCGGCGCGGAGTGCGAACTCTAGAAGACGGTCGTACGCCTTCTGTACAAGACCTGCACCGCCAACTGTACCACCAAGAG